TCTTTTCTTTACTTACAGAAGATAACTTACATTTGACAGAGGCGTTCAAAGTTCTTCCAGATTATATTATTGTTAATAGTATAAAGCACAATCAAAAAGAACTTCGGTTTGTATCATTAGCCTCATATTTGGTTGCTAAGAGTAAAACATATCAAATTGAGAGATTTAATTCATTATGGACTTCTATGAATGCTTTATATAATTATGTTGCGTTGTGCTATGAAAATCGAATTGTAAAAGATTGTAGGGAAATAACTCGCAATGATATTAGTTCCAATTTACGTATGTATGGGAAAGATACTAATGGTATAAGTGCCTTGATGTATCATATTAAAAATAATTGCCGTAAACCATCACGCAGCGATGAAAGTAATATAAAATCAAGTAATAAAGAGGCTTTCCAACAATTAGCATCATTGTTTCAGAGGCTTTCTGAAGATGAAGTATCTGAATTATGTGAACTTTGTTTATCCGATTTACAAGCTGACGGTATTGTTCATAGGTTGCCACCTAAATATAAGGCATTGGATGATGTATCTAAGCTATATAATTTTCCTTCATATGTATTTGTCATACTTCAATATGCTTACTCTCTTCGTTGTGAATTGTTTCATGGTAATAAAGCAGCTCCTATTTTTAGTTTTTACAATGACCGAAGTATTGGAGAACTAAAAGTTGTCAACTATTTCTTAGATTCTTACTTGAGCAATGAAATACCTCTTTTGTTTACTACTAATTATTACGACTCAATGCATAATGATGTTGTTGCTTTAATGAACATTATTGCAGCAACAAATAGCAATCCAAATCCATATACTACTTTTATAAAAAACAACAGCTAATATACACTAGGCACTTGCTGACAAGCAGGTGCTTTTTTATGCCCTTTTGCAGGAGGTGAAACCACAGTGGCAAACAGAATCAAGGGCATCACCGTTGAGATTGGCGGTGATACGACCAAGCTGTCCAAGGCTCTGGAAAGTGTCAATAAGAACATCAAAAACACTCAAATACAGCTAAAAGACGTAGAAAAACTCCTGAAGCTTGACCCGAAAAATACAGAATTACTCTCACAAAAACAGAAACTTCTTGCTGACAGTATTTCTGCCACAAAGGATAAACTTGCGACGCTGAAAACTGCCGCAGAACAGGCAAACACAGCTCTTGCAAATGGCGACATCTCACAACAGCAGTATGATGCCTTACAGCGTGAGATTGTCGAAACAGAAAATGAACTGAAACGTTTGAAATCAGAAGCCAAAAATGCAAATTCTGAACTTGCTAAAATCGGTGAGGCAGGACAGGTTCTCCAGAATGCAGGCGATAAAATTTCAGGTGCAGGAGAAAAACTTCTGCCTGTTACCGCAGGGGTGACGGCTCTCGGAACCGCTGCTGTGAAAACCGCCTCCGACTTTGATTCTGCGATGTCAAAGGTTGCCGCTGTATCCGGTGCAACGGGTGATGATTTGCAGGCTTTGCGTGATAAAGCACGTGAAATGGGCAGCAAAACAAAATTTTCAGCAAGTGAAGCTGCCGAAGCGATGAACTATATGGCAATGGCAGGCTGGAAAACAAATGATATGCTGTCTGGTATTGACGGCATTATGAACCTTGCAGCAGCATCAGGCGAAGATCTTGCTACAACATCAGATATTGTTACAGATGCACTTACAGCATTCGGTCTGACAGCACAGGATAGCGGTCATTTTGCTGATGTGCTTGCGGCTGCAAGTTCTAACGCAAATACAAATGTATCTATGCTTGGTGAATCGTTCAAATACTGTGCTCCTATCGCAGGTGCATTGGGGTTTTCATGCGAAGATACAGCCGAGGCACTTGGCTTAATGGCAAATGCAGGTATCAAGTCTACACAGTCCGGCACTTCCATGCGTTCCATTATGACAGCACTTTCAGGCGACGTGAAGTTCTGTTCATCTGCTTTTGGAGAAATGGAAATTGCAACTACCAATTCAGACGGCTCTATGCGTAGCCTTTCTGACATTTTGGCTGACTGCCGTGTGGCATTCGATCAGATGTCAGAATCCGAAAAAGCAAGTGCTGCACAGTCGCTTGTAGGTAAAAATGCAATGTCAGGCTTTCTTGCTCTGATGAATGCTGCTCCTGCGGATATTGATAAATTATCAGGTGCAATTGCGAACTGTGACGGTACTTCCCTACAAATGGCGGAAACCATGCAGGACAATCTTGCAGGACAGCTTACCATTTTGAAATCACAGCTTGAAGAACTGGCTATCTCTTTTGGAGAAATTCTGATGCCTGTTATTCGTGACATCATCACCAAAATACAGGGATTTGTAGACAAATTGAATGCTCTTGACCCAGCAACAAAACAGACCATTATCAAAATTGGATTGATGGCTGCGGCTTTAGGTCCTCTTTTGATTGTTGTGGGCAAAACGATTTCTTCTATTGGAAGTATGATGACATTCATTTCAAAAATTCCAACAATGATCGCAGGTGCTAAGACTGCATTTTCAACGCTTGGGGCAGCGATTGGCGGTATTTCTGCTCCTGTGGTGGCTGTCGTTGCGATTATTGCAACGCTTGTCGCTGCCTTTGTGCATTTGTGGAACACCAATGAGAACTTCAAAAACAGCATTCTTTCTATTTGGGAACAGATAAAGTCTACCTTTGAACGTCTGACATCTGGAATCGTTGACCGAATCAATGCACTTGGATTTGATTTTCAGAATTTCTGTGAACTGCTGAAAGCGATGTGGAATGGATTATGCAGTGTGCTTGCACCTGTATTTGAGGGCGTATTTCAGCATATCTCGGATATTTTTACTTTTGTGACAGATACCATTCTGAGCGTGCTTGATGTATTTATCGGTTTGTTTTCGGGAAACTGGGAACAGTGCTGGAACGGTATCAAGGGCATTTTTACAGGCATCTGGGACTTTGTAGTCAACCAGTTCAGCAATATTCTGAACACACTGACAGGTGTGGCAGATGTATTTCTCGGTTGGTTCGGAACATCATGGAATGAAGTGTGGACATCAATTAAGGACTTTTTCGTTGGAATCTGGGACAACATTTGTTCTGCTTTTCAGGCTGTTGCTGACTTTTTCACAAACATCTGGAATGCAATATCAGCGTTCTTTACAACGATAGCGACTGCGATCTATACCACATCAGTCACAATTTTCACTTCTGTATATGATTTCTTTGCAGGAATCCTAACCAGTATTCACGACTTTTTTGCCACTATTTTCAATGCAATATGGACGGTTATTTCAACTGTCTGCACCACCATTTATGACACGATTTCAAGTATCTGGAATGCAATTTACAGCTTTATTTCTCCTCTTTTAGAGGCATTTAAATATCTGTTTGAAACCATTTTTCAAGCAATCCACATCATTATCAGCAATGTGATGGATTGGATCTCGGAAAAAATACAGACCATCTGGAATGCGATCGTTGCCTTTCTCACGCCGTTGCTTGAGGGCATCAAAACGTTCTTTGAAACGGTCTGGAACGCTATTTATATCACGATTTCAACGGTTTTAAGCACCATTTCAAGCGTGATTTCTACCGTCTGGACTGCAATTTCAGGTTTCATTTCCGGTGCAATGAACACGATTCATTCTATTATTTCGAGTGTGTGGAACACCATCAGCGGTGCTGTTTCAAGCGTGGTAAACGCTATCCGAAATACCGTATCTTCCGTCTGGAACAGTATTTCTTCCACAATTTCATCGGTGATGAATACAATTCATTCGACTGTGACAAACATCTGGAACAATGTGAAATCTTCTGTTGCAAGTGTCATCAGCGGCATTTACTCCACGATTAAAGGCGGATTTGACAATGCGGTGAACTATGTCAAAGGGCTTGCATCAGATGCGTGGAACTGGGGACGGGATATTGTTTCCAACATCATTGACGGCTTGAGAAGTATGATCGGCAATCTTGCGGACAGCGTTTCCGGAATTGCCGATACGATTCGCAGTTATCTGCACTTTTCCGTTCCTGATGTAGGTCCGCTGACAGACTTTGAAAGCTGGATGCCTGACTTCATGAACGGCTTGGCAGACGGTATCAACAAAAGCAAAAAGGTTGTAGCAAAGGCAGTTTCGGGCGTTGCGGATACCATGAAACTTTCGCTCAATTCCGAGCAAAACTACAACCTTGACGGCATGACGGGGGCAATGATGAACGGCACTTCTGAAAATTCGGTGGTCAACAATTACTATCAAAACGACAACAGCCGCACAGTGAATCAGACCAACAACAGTCCGAAATCACTGTCACGGCTGGAGATTTACAGACAGACAAGGAATGCGGTTAAAGCGTAACTATTTATTTTTCGGATAAGTACATCCTTTTACATTTATCGGGAATCTGTTTTCTGCCGCAAATTTCACAAAAGCTTCAATTTCGGTATCCATTAACGCATAACCGCTGAATTTATCAAATAGCATGGATACAGACAGAACCTGGATTCCGTCCTCAGCATGAAAAAATGTAATGACTGCCTCACGACCATTCAAATAGACTTTATCGTCCTTAACCTCAAACTCTGCGTTTATTGTCTTAAATTGACTTTTTCGATATTCAGCAGATTTTTTACGGAGGATGATAAATATCGGTATAATCATCACAAAATTTGTTATCATCAGCAAAACAGTAGCCATAGCGATTGTTTGTGGAGCGTTGCAGACTATTGCCAATAAAACAAAATTGGAAATCAACCATATAAACACAGGGTTTAACATTTTCAGTATTTTTCTATCATCAATCTGACGTACTTGAAATTTGAATATATATTTTTTCTCATCATCTTCATCTTCTACTTAATATTCATCATAATAGTAATATTTTGCCACGTTTGAATTTTCATAACTGTCGGCGATATCTTTTGAAAGAGCTGTTAAGAATTCGTCGAATGTTAACGTTTTGTCAATTGGAATTGACATTTTATCTGCACTGTACTTCATAAATAAATCAAGTTCATCATCGTCATCGTCGTAATCTCTTCCTGTAGAGCAGAGCTCATCAATAGACAGTTTGTCATGGCTACATACTTCCTCCATGTAACGGAAAATTGCATCTGCATCGGCTGTATCGGGTAGAACGGCGTCTCTTATCAAGAGCAATGATTTTTCGCCCTGATTACGCTTACTAAAAACCAGAAAAACAACACCAAACAAAACACCCAAAAGCATAACGCCAAATGCACCGATAGTATCTATGCTGTATCCGTTCGCCTTGTCATAATCTTCTATTAGCATTAAAGATGATGTGTTGCTGAAAAATCCAATCAATGCGTATCCTATACCAACCATCCATATTCGTCTTTTATATTTATTTTGCAGGACAGCATATTTCACCAAGCTGATTGAAATTAATAGTATTGCAATAAAAATAAAATCCACTGTCATTAAACCAAAATCGAACTTTTCATCAAACAGCAGACTGCCTATCGGCAAAGCGAGGCACATCATCAAACTAAAAAGCCCCATGAGAATACCTATGACACTCAGAACAGCAGTTTTCATCTTGCTGTAACGCTTTTCTTTTTTATTGTTGTAGCCTTTTAGTTTTATGTATATATCGGACAATTGGTTTATTGAAATTTCCTTGTTATAAAGACCGGATAGCAAATTATATACATTATCGCAGTCCGGTGCTGTGAATGGATACTCATATCCTTCGTAAATAATAACTACATGAAACACTTTGCCGATTTCGTAAACCTTTACAGAATATTCTGATGCGTTGTATATAATCGAATTGGTGTCTGAAATATATTCGACTCCTGTCATGGAGCTTTGATGCAACCTGTTATATATATCGTATGTTGTTTTCATAATATCACCTGTTCCTCAAAAATGACAATGTCATTATACCACACAGCAACTGTAGAAGTCAACCAAGAAAGGAGTGATTTCCGATGTTCTACACTTTAATCCTCGAAAACGAAGCAGGTCAAAAAATCGACCTGTTCAAAACTGCAAACCGATATATGTTCTCCAAAATAAAAGGACTTGATCCGCCGACAGGAACAGTCAGCACTTCAAGCTATGCAGGAATGAACGGCTCATATCTAAACAATGCTTTTATTGAAAAGCGAAATGTTGTCATTTCTTTTGAAATGCGTGGGTTTGATGTGGAACTCCGCAGGCATGAACTCTACAGAGTGGTGAAGCCGTCACGCTACATCAAAATTTACTACTCCACAAAAAATATCTCTGTGTATGCAGAGGGTATTGTGGAAACCTGCGAGGTGGAGAATTTTGAAAAGCTGACCAATGGGCAAATCTCCATTCTCTGCCCTGATATTTACTGGTATTCTACTGAAACGCAAATTGCGGAATATTCCCGTGTCAGAGGTGCATTTCATTTTGTCTGTCCTGATAATGACGAACCATTTCCGATTGGTATCTACAATACGCAGGATATGATGACCATCAATAACAGCGGTGATGAGGTCGGATTCACTCTTGAAATCAGCGGTGGACCTGCGAAAAATCCGACTATTTACAACGCTCTGACGGACGAATATATGCAGATTTCAGGCGATATTCAAAAAGGCGACATCATCACGATCACCACGAAAACAGGCAACAAAACCGTTCTTCTGGAGCGTGAGGGCGTTGTGACCAACATCATCAACCGCCTTGTTTCCGGGTCAACCTGGCTGAATCTGAAAACGGGCGAAAACAAATTTTATGTGACGGCATCGGAGGGACTGAACCGCATCAAAGTCCGCCTGATACACCGCAATGCATACTTAGGGGTGTGAGAAATGCAGATTGAAATTTACAATATGACTGTCTTAAATGATAAACTGAATATTTCACTTGAAGCTGTCTGTGACAGCTTTTCTTCTCTTTTATGGGATATTGAATACTACAAATGTGGTGCTTTTGAAGTGTACATTGCTGCATCTCCTCGAAATATTGAGATTTTTCAGACTGGGAGAATTGTTGGCCGTGATGATGATAAGGAACATTTCGGACTGATTGAATCTGTAAAACTTGAAACTGATGCCGAAGATGGAGATTATCTCATCATCAAAGGCAGATTTCTGATGTGCTTACTTGAACGCAGAATCATCTATCCCACATTCAACTTTACAAAACTTGTTTCATATTCTCAGATTGCAATGAATGTGGTGCAGCATAATGCTTGTACATCGGGTATCAGAAAAATTCCGGGACTTGTTGTCGGCTGTTCGTCAGGTACTTGTTGGGATGCAAAAACAAAATTGCAGGTAAGCTATGATAATCTGATGGAATGGGTGTACACCATTTGTGAAAAAATCGGCGGAACTGCAAATATCAGACTTTCCAAAATAGATAATGAGCAGTATGAAATGATTTTTGAACTTTCGCAGGGTACTGACAGAAGTATTTTACAGGAAATCAATCCGCACATCATTTTCTCTGACAGATACAATAATCTGCTGTCTTTCACCTATTTTACGGATACTTCTGTTAAAAAGAATTACGCCTATGTTTTAGGAAAAGGCGAAGGTGAAAAACGCAAGAGAACCACATATTTTGAGGATTCAGAACCTTCTTCTCTCGACCGCTATGAGGTGTATGTTGATGCAAAGGAGATATCAGATGAAGAACAGGTTGACAATGAAACAAAACCATTATCTGAGGAAGAATATGCGGAACTTCTGAAAGAGAAAGGTAAACAAAATATTGTTCCTATAACAATGAAATCAGAATCACAGATTGCAGTACAGTCCACACAGTTTCAATACGGTGTGGACTATTTTGTTGGGGATTTTGTTACAGTTGAACACCACAGGTTTGGAATCAGACAGAATAAAATACAGCTTGTCGGAATGATTGAGAGTTTTGACCGCAACGGCAGAAATTTAACACCGACATTCAAGGAGGAATGATTTATGGCATTTTCATTCGGATTTTTCAATTCAAAGAATCTTGACAGAATGTATACTGCGGAGAATTTCAATGACTATCTCGGCAGTATTATCTGTGACGGGATTCAGGACAATTTCGGGCAGTGTTTCAAGCTGTCTGCAAGCAAATTGAAACTGACAATCGGCAGCGGAAAGGCTTGGATTCAGGGGCATTACTTTATTTCTGATACTGCATATACCTATGACTTATCCCGCTATGTAGACGAATCCCTGCCGAGATATATGGCGGTTGGAATTTGTTGCAACACTTCTGAAAACGCCCGTAATGTCAGCTTTGAAATTCTCGCCGGAACACCTGCTACAAATCCTGCAATACCGAGATTTCAGAACACAGATTACAAGAAATATCTCACCCTTTGCATCATCAGACTTGATGCAGGCACATCGGAACTCAGCATTACAGATTATCGTGAAAATTCAAACTATTGCGGATATGTTCGCTGTATTCTCGGCAAATGCAAAGTCACAGATATGCTTTCACAGCTTTCTGAAATTCAGACGCAGATAAAAGATTACAACATCACAGTCGGTCAACTGACAACAAAGATAAACGAATTAACGTTGAAAATTGACGAGATGACAGGCGATGTGGTTTCTATCGGAAAATGCGGTCAAAGCGTGGATTTTGTACTTTATTCAGACGGCAGACTGCTCCTCAAAGGTACTGGGGCAACATTCGATTATTCTACTGACGGCAATCCGTCACCATTGCAAAATAATGCAAATATCAAGTCGGTTATTGTTTCAGAGGGTGTGACCGGCATTGGAGAACGGCTTTTTCAGTATTGTGATAACTTAAAAACAGTATCACTTCCGACAACGCTTACAGCAATCAAAAAAGCTGCATTTCTGCCGCATATTGACGGTTACATTTATCATCAGACTCTAAATGGTTTGACAGAATTGAAGATTCCGGAACGTGTTACGGAACTTGGCATGAATGCATTTGCAGGAACGGCAATAAAATCTGTAACTGTTCCATCCTCTGTTACAACTATTGGTGCAATGGCGTTCAGCGAGTGTCAGTATCTTGAAACTGTGAGATATGGCGGCAAAGTCATTAGTGACAGAATGTTTGTACGATGCACAAAACTGAAAAACCTCACGCTTACCCGAAATGTCAAGGAAATTGTGGGCGGCTGTTTCAACTACTGTGAATCTTTGAATACGATTACTTATGAAGGTTCTCTTACCGACTGGAACGCTGTGAAGAAAAATACAAACTGGGACAGCCGTGCAGTTGATATCGAATCTCCGCTTAAAAAAATCCAATGTCTTGACGGATATATGGAATATGTTGCAAACACAAAAACTTGGAAAGAAGTGAAGTCATGATAAAATTTCTTGTAAAAGGACAGAACATCGAAACTTTGGAGCATGAAGTCATTGCTGCTGACCAGATCGCTTTTGTAAAGATACATTTTGTGTTCGATAATAACTGGAAACCACTGCATAAGGTGGTGCAGTTCACGCAGGACGAAATAACCTATAACAGGGTTCTCGGAACAGAAAATACAAGTTGTTTTTTGCCTGCTGAACTAACTGCAGGGACTGTGAAAATGTCATTGTTTGGTTATGATGCAGAAGCAACTAAAACAGTCAGAGCAACAACGATTGTAAAAACTTTGCACATCAGACAATCGGGATTTGAGGGCGAAAACAGTAATGTTCCGCCTACTCCTGATTTATATCAGCAGCTTTTGCAGAAGATACAGTCTGCATCTAAAGGAACTGACGGCAAATCAGCATTTGAAATTGCTGTAGAACATGGATTTGTTGGAACAGAGGCTGAATGGCTTGAAAGCCTGAAAGGTGTTGATGGCAAGGATGGAGTAAATGGCAAAGACGGATGTGACGGTAGAAATGGCGTTGATGGTTTACCGGGTAAAGATGGAAAGGATGGTGCAGACGGAGTCCCCGGTCATAATGGTGCCGATGGGAAGAATGGGGGTGACGGAATCAATGGTTCTGATGGAAAATCCGCCTATATTATTGCCGTAGAACATGGTTTCACAGGTACAGAAACTGAATGGCTGCAAAGCCTGAAAGGTGCTGACGGCAGGGACGGCATTATTCCTGATATGTCAAACTATGCAACAAAAGCTGATATTGCAGAATTACAGGAGCAAATCAGGCAAATATCCGGTATCAGCTATATCTCTGTATTTGAAAGCGGTTCTGATGCCTTGCAGAAATACGGTGACAGCATCTACACTTATTACAACGATGGCTACCGTTCTCTTGCTGGATTTGCAGAAAGTTATCCTCACTTTTGTTCTGCTGAAAACAACTATGCTCTGTATTTCAATCAGAACGATTTCAGCTGGGCAGGAACTGTGTTTGTGATGTTTCTGACACCTGTTGCAATTACTTCAAAAATGAAACTGATTTTAAGCTATCTGGTCGGTGCATCACAGGACACTGAATTTTATCTTGTAAAAAAGACAGATAAAACAGGCTCTGAACTTGCTCAGTATATTTACGAGGAAATCAAATCAGAAAATGCTTCGAAATTATCATTCAAATGGCTTTATTCCGATACTTTCATTTCTGTGATGCAGTCGTTGGAAAACGTATTGGATGGAGAATACTACCTTGCTTTCAAAGGCACATCGGATAATTCACATCCGATGGTGAAGTCTATTAAATTTATGAAGGAGTGATTTTATGAAAGATACCATTTGCCTGATTGCAGGCATTGTCGGCGGATTTATCGCAACGCTTCTCGGTGGCTGGGATTCTGCTCTTGCAACACTTGTTGTTTTTATGGGCATTGATTTTGTAACGGGCATTGTAACTGCGGCAATGGGCAAATCCAAACACAGCGAAAGCGGTACACTCAACAGCACGGCAGGCTGGATTGGTCTTGCAAAGAAATTCTGTATTCTGCTTATGGTAGTGGTCGGCGTGAGAATCGATATTCTCATCGGCACAAATTACATCCGTGATGCCGTTTGCATCAGCTTTTGTCTGAATGAACTGCTTTCTATCATTGAGAATACAACTTTAATGGGAATCCCTTTCCCGCCTGCATTCAAAAAAGCAATTGATGTTCTGCAAACGAAAGTAGGCAGAACCGAAGATGAAAAGGAGGACGAATAAATGGCTATTTTAAGACCTGATACAACAACTACTCTGAATGGAGTGAAAATCAACGAGTATTTACTCACCAAGCATAACCCTAATCATATCGATATGCCCTCTGTTTCAATGGAGGGCAAAGTTATCGGTGTAACTGTCCACAATACAGATTGGATTTCCGTAGCAAGCGGAACAACGCCTTCGGAGCAGTATACAAGAGCAACCGTCAATGGCAATATGAAAGATGTCAGAGTGCATTATTATGTTGACAATACTTGTGCATGGCAGAATCTGCCTCACAGTCTGAGCGGATGGCACGCCGCTGACGGAAGCGGCAACGGCAACAGAAGAACCATTGCAATCGAGTGTATTATGAGTTCTGCTTACAATGATAAGGATAAGAAATCTGAAGATAACTGTGCAAGACTTGCAGCAGCACTTCTGAAGAAGTATGGTCTTGATATCAATCACCTTTACACACATACCCACTGGCTGAATGTCCGTGACGGAAAGAGTGGCTCTGTAGACTATCTCAATACTGCAAGAAATCCTTACAAGATGTGTCCTGCATACATTCTGCCTCACTGGGCAGCTTTCAAAGCTAAGGTGCAGTCTTATCTTAATTCGGGTTCTGCTTCAACTATTCCAAGTCCTGCAAAACAGCTTTATCGAGTAAGAAAGTCATGGACTGATGCTAAGTCGCAGATTGGTGCGTTTTCTTCTCTTGAAAATGCGAAGAAAGCCTGCAAAAACGGATATGCTGTTTTTGACAGTAATGGTAAACAGGTATATCCTGCAAAGAAGTCCGTTGATGAGGTTGCCCGTGAAGTCATTCAGGGAAAGTGGGGCAATGGTTCTAAACGTAAGAAACGTCTTACTGATGCAGGTTATGACTACAACGAAGTGCAGAAACGTGTAAATGAATTGCTGAAATAAATACATTGCAGTAATGCCCATCGAGGATATATTTCCTTGATGGGCATTTTTTGTTGCCTAAAGCGGAAAAATTGCATTTTTCAATACATAACTGTTAGGAAAGCAGGTGATTTACAATGACAGAAAATCAGAAAAAGCAGATTGAACAATATCGTCAGCAGGGATTCAGTTATACAGTGATTTCAAGAAAAATGAGTATTTCCGTCAATAGCATCAAGACTTATTGTAAGCGACACGGATTTGGCGGAATAAGGGCAAATAGTGCAGTGTTACCACAAGTAATTACAGCTTGTGAATATTGTGGTATGCCTGTAAAGCAGAATCAGGGAAGAAAACAAAAGCGGTTTTGTTCGGATAAATGTAGAAATCATTGGTGGAATACACATATGAATCAGGTGCAGAAAAGAGCAAATTACAATTGCATTTGCAAAAAATGTGGGAAATTATTTATATCATATGGAAATCGGAAACGCAAATATTGTAGTCATGCCTGCTATATTTCAGATCGCTTTGGGGGCATAGAAAATGGAAGTAAGTAAGAATATATCGATTTTAACAGATGTTCCGCCAAGAAAAATGACACTTGAGTCTATGCAAAAAGATTTTGATTATGAAATTGCTCAGAAAATTACAAAAGAAATGCTGGACAAGAGATTGATTTCCATTGACGAATATCACAAAATAACGGCACTGAACAGGCAGAAATTCTCTCCGTTTTACGGCGATTTAATGGAAAAATGACTTGATTTTTATTCGATTTAGAGTGATATATAGTACTGACCATACGGGAGGTGAGACGATGGAGAGAATTACAAAAATTGAAACTACAAAAGATTTTCTGAAAAAAAGAAAAATACGGGTAGCTGCCTATGCCAGAGTATCGACAAAATCGGATGAACAGCTGTTGAGTCTGAAAACACAAAAAGAACATTATAACAGTTTTATCAGTTCTAATCCTGAGTGGGAGTATGTCGGATTATATTATGATGAGGGCATAAGTGCAACTAAGATAGAAAAGAGAGATGGTTTATTGACTTTACTGAAAGACTGTCAGAACGGATTGATTGATAAAGTGATTACAAAATCAATTAGTCGATTTTCCAGAAACACAACAGATTGTCTTGAAATGGTGAGAAGTCTTTCCAGGCTGAATGTTTTTCTGTTTTTTGAAAAGGAAAACATTGATACAGAACATATGAGTTCAGAATTAATGCTGTCCATTTTAAGTTCTATTGCAGAAAGTGAATCAAGGTCTATTTCAGAAAACAGCAAATGGTCAGTAAAACATCGTTTTGAAACAGGAACTTTCATTATCAGTTATCCGCCTTACGGATATACAAATGATAAAGGTAAAATGGTAGTTGTACAGGAAGAAGCAGAAATTGTAAAAGAAATTTTTGCAATGTCGATTTCAGGTAAAGGTTCTTATGTCATTGCCAAAGAATTGAATGCACGTGGAATCTCAAGCAGAAAGGGGAGTCAGTGGCATTCTTCGACGATAGAAGGAATGCTGAAAAACGAAAAATATACCGGAGATGCAATTTTTCAGAAAACCTATACGGATGACAGCTACAATCGCCATATCAATTATGGTGAGAAGAACAGATATCTTTGCAAGAATCATCATGAGGCAATTATCAGTCATGAGGATTTTGAGAAAGCAGCGGAATCTATGGCACAACGAGCAAAAGAAAAAGGCGTTGATGATGGGAAAGAAAAATACCAAAGTCGGTATGCATTTTCAGGTAAAATTATCTGTGGTGAATGTGGAGCATCATTTAAAAGAAGAAAGCACTGCAAACCAAGTGGAGATTATATTGCATGGTGTTGCAGCAGACATATTACTGATAAAACTGCCTGCTCAATGCTGTTTATACGTGATGAGAATATCAAAGATGCTTTTGTACGAATGTTGCGAAAATTACAGATGGCACATAAACAGGTTCTCAAACCATTTATTGTTGGACTTAGGAAAATAAACAGTAAAAGCAGTCTGCATCAGATAACAGAATTGGAAAAGCAGATTGAAAAAAATGAAGAACAGCAAACAGTTTTAGTAAGTCTTATGAGTTCAGGATATGTTGAAGCAGATGTATATCATGCAAGAAAAAATGCTTTGTTGATTGAGAAGGAAAGATTATCCAGGGAAAAACAGCTTATTTCCAAACAGGTCAATGGAAATCTGATACATTTGAATGAAGCACAGAAATTACTGCACTTTTCTGAAAAGAAAACAGTGATAGAAACTTTTGATGATAAGTTATTTTCAGCGTTTATCGATACAATTACAGTGAAATCAAGAAATGAGCTTGTGTTTCATCTGAAATGTGGGCTTAATCTTACAGAAAGGCTGATGTAAAATGGCACCATACGGATATAGGATAGTAAATGCAAAAGCAGTGATTGATGAATCGGAAGCAGAAAAAGTAAAAATGTTGTATTGTGAGTTTTTGGCAACCGGTTCTATGAGAAATGCTGCTATGAAGGTGGGAATTGATAAAGTGCATTCTGTTATAGGAAGGATTCTGAAAAACAAAGTATACCTTGGAACAGATTACTATCCGCAGATTATAGATGATGCACTTTTTTCAGCAGTACAGGAACTGCGTGAAAGGAATGTCAGAAATCAAAATCGAATTCATGAATATAAAACAGTAGAGAAAGCTGAAATAGGTTCCTTTCATATTGGGATAGTGGATAAAAAATATGATGATCCATATAAACAGGCAGAATATGCCTATGGTCTGATAGAGGAGAATATAAATGAATGAAAATGTGACTTTAATTCCGGCTAAGAAACGTGTTGGAAACCGGATTGTAAAAGAGGAAAAGCCAAAACTAAGAGTTGCAGCTTATTGTCGTGTCAGTACGGATAGTGATGAGCAAGCCGGAAGTTATGAAGTGCAGGTTCAGCATTATATGGAATACATCCGATTTCATAAAGAATGGCAATTTGCCGGTGTTTATTCTGATTCAGGCATCAGTGGGTGCAACACTAAAAAGCGAGAAGGCTTTATGGGTATGATAGCTGACTGCATGGAAGGAAAAATTGACTTGATTCTTACAAAATCCATCAGTCGATTTGCACGAAATACAATTGACTGTCTGAAATATGTAAGACAGTTGAAAGAGAAAAACATTGCAATCATATTCGAGAAAGAAAATATCAATACACTTGAAGCCAGCGGGGAACTGCTGCTAACAATTATGGCTTCGCTGGCTCAGCAAGAATCAGCATCGCTTTCACAGAATGTAAAATTAGGATTACAGTTTCGCTATCAGGAAGGAAAGGTTCAGGTCAATCATGAGCATTTTCTTGGATATACCAAAAACAGTGATGGCAATCTAATAGTAGATGAGGAAGAAGCAGATGTTGTTCGCAGAATTTTCCGAGAATATCTGGAAGGAGCAAGTTACAGAGATATTGCACAAGGCTTAGAAAGAGACAAAATAAAAACAGGCGGCAAGCGATACAGATGGCATATCAGCACAATTCAGGGGATCTTGCGAAATGAAAAGTATATCGGTGATGCACTGCTTCAAAAGACCATTACAACAGATTTCATTGAAAAGGTTAGAATTAAGAATGATGGGACAGTTCCGCAATATTACGTGCGAAACAGTCAGGAAGCAATAATTTCGAGGGATATTTTTGCACAGGTTCAGGAAGAGATGGTTAGACGTGCAAATCTGACAAGCGGAACAGATGGAAAACGAAAACGAGTATATTCCAGTAAATATGCTCTTTCCAGCATTTGCACCTGTACAAAGTGTGGGGACATTTACAGAAGAATTGCTTGGAATAACCGTGGCAAGCATTCAATTGTATGGAGATGCTGCACTCGTGTAGAACAAGGTCCCTCAGTCTGTGACGCATCAACAGTTCAGGAATCAGAATTACAGAAGGCAACAGTAACAGCAATTAATCAATTGCTGCGATGTTCAGAAAATACGATGCAGATATTGAAAGAAAACATCAAGGCAGCATTAGCAGATGATAATTCTGAGGAAATAGAACAAATAAATGTTGTCTTGGAACAGAAGCAAAGAGAGCTTGTAAAACTCGCTAACGAAGGGAAAAATTATTCGGCTTTAGCAGATAAAATTGAAATTTTACAAAATAAAAAGCAGAAACTTCTGATAGCAAAAGCCGAAACAGAAGGGGTTAAGAAAAGAATTGCTGAATTAGAGGATTTCCTTCACACAGCCAATCAAATGCTGACCGAATATGATGAGTTGATGGTTAGGAAATACATCGAGCAAATAAAAATATATGATGAGAAGTTCGTGGTTTGTTTTAAAGCAAGGATAGAAATAGAGATTTTACGATAAAAGATAAAAATCAGCAGGGAAGTGATTCCTGCTGATTTTTCTTTTGTGACTTGATTTTATTTGCGGTTTAGTGTATAATTAATATGAGTTGTTGTAACTATTTAACGATAGGAAAAATTATCGTTAAATAGTTTGTTGACCTGTTATCAGATACCATTAAGGTAAGATGACATACTTGCAGTCGTTTTAAGCCACGTTGAGTGCGTGGTTCTGCTGTCACAACAGAAAGCCTAAAATGGCGTATTTACGTAGATAATTGGCACTTGACCTTTTCAAATATATTCCCTTGCACACTCATTTTGCTGTATGCGGGAACAGGTGAAAAAGCCAAAAGACATACACGGCACATTTGACAACCAATCTGCACACTTTGAATTTTGACAATCAAATCAAGCATACGACCGTTGAGAAAGCAAAACTGCTTTTTTCGATTTTTCAGTGTGCGGATTGAATGTCACACTGAAAAACGGCAGAAAATCGCAGAAAATGGACTTTCCAAAAATTGCAATTCGGGTGTTTGCAAAATTGCGTTGAGTGTGGGAAAAGGTTGTAGACAATATTTATATTTCTTTACAGTAAAATAAAACACTAAATAATGAGGAGAATTATTATGAACGATAAATATGAAATTACTAACGATTCCAAAATGGATCTTTCAACAGGTTTTACAGCTTTTGAAACTTATTTGCAGAGTTTTGGTTTACCAACGGATAATGTCATTGCACCGCCAGAACAACGACAATTAATAATGGATTTATTACCGTCTCTATTGAAACGGTTATCTCCAGAAGTAAAGAAAGATGCTCGTTATATTTCTAAGTTTATAGCCGGTAGTGCTGTTGGATTATTTGATGCTTCACTGAATTTTGTTTGGAATGAGGTGGTTGTTAATATAAGAAAAAAAGTAGTAACATATGGACTTGACTATTTCTTTGATGCTGCTATTGGTGGCACCCAGCGTGAGGGTTACTCCACTGAAGAGGACTTGGCTGAAATTAAGGATGTAGTTCTTCTTGATACTTGTAAAAAGCTCGAACTGATATCAGATATTCTTCATAAAAAGCTGTGTCATATTTTAGATATGCGGAATAATATCGGTTCTTCGCATCCAACAGAGTATTCTGTAAATGCTTATGAGCTGCTCGGTTGGCTACAGGATTGTGTTGAAAAGGTACTTTCAGAAGATATTTCCTCTTCAGCAATAACCGTAAAAAGTATAATTGATAACGTAAAAAAGCGGACTACTAAATTAGACAGTACCACATTGGATTCTTTTGAAAAATCTGTAAAAGATCTTTCGCCTACTATGGTTTCTAATATGTTAAGAAGCCTCTTTGGTATTTTTGTTTCAACAGAAAACAAAAATAACTCAATGCTTTTAGAAAATATTATCTCTATCTCCGTAATCGTTTGGAAATATAGTTCGGACAAAATTAGATATGATTTAGGCATACAGATAGATTCTTATCGTGCAAATTTAGATGAATATAAAACACAAAAGGGCGAATTGTTTTTTGAAAAGTGTAAAGGCGAAAAATACTATACGAAAGACAGCAAAATAATTAAACTTACAACTTTGTGTGAGAATTTACAAAGTGCTCATTATGGGTGGGACAATTATGCCGCTGAGGTGCCTTTGGCAAGGCAAATTATGTCTTATATTACCAACATATCTGATATTCCTGAAATGCGCTTTGAACGAGTTATTAGTGTCTTTTTGATTTGCAGAATTGGTAATGATGCTTGGTGGCACGAAGGTGTATCTCCAAACGCAAAAAAATACTACGACTCTTTATTTGAATTATTCGATGAAGATGCGGTCATTATAATGCTTAAGTATGTTAAAGAGCATAGAGCATTGTTACGTGGTAAATATAGACCTAAGAATTTTAAAGAGATTTGTTCCTTGATGAAATCACCACTATTAAGTGACAGATGCAATGATATATTAGATTATATTATTTCGTTTACA